CGTGTGGCAGTTCCATTTACAGATGTTTGTATTTCCGTTTCAGAAGTGCCACCTCCAATATCAAACAGTACACCAACACTACCACCGCTGGCATTAAAGCTGCCAAAGGTAATATTCCCGCTGCTGTTGATGCGCATGCGTTCTGCTGTAGATGACGGCAAACCAGTATTAAAAGCAAGACCAGCAGCACCGCTAGTTCCCTCCGCTCTGCCAATTATCCTAACGGCTGTACCAGCATCGTTACTGTCTTTATGAGCCATTGCTATTTCGCCAATGACGTTATTATCAGCAAGGCTTGTGCTATCTCGTTCTAATGTTAATTTAGGAGATGTAGGATGCAGCGAATGGATGATGCTACTAGGCGAACTCGTCCCCACGCCAACCCGATTGTTAGCTGTATCAATGCTTAAAGGATCTCCGTTAAACCCTGCCGCAGATTTTGCAAGATCACTTTGGTTACTCATTAGGTTTGCTCCAGAATACTAAGAATAACATCCGTTGCACCAGATGCAGAAACTTTAATAATGTCTGTCGCTTCCATGACGATCTTACCATCTAACACAGACAAAGATGAATTAGCTGGAATTGGTACTGAGGTGACAATCTCTACATCTTGGTTTGCTTCATCGTTGTTACCTGCACGACCTGCCGTGTCAGACGACAGAGTAACAGTAGCTGTAATTTGCGATGATGTTGTGTTGCCTAAGACCAGACCAATAACAACTGTAGTTGTAGAGGCAGCTACAGTATAGATGTCGTCAAGCGTTGTGACCCCTGCCTTGGTTACAACTTTGAATGTGTTTGCCATTTGATATTATCCTCTTATCCTAAAGCAATCGCCAATGCAACGGCAGATGCATCTGCTGCAGTGTTAGCATAAGCTGTTGTTGCAATAGTAGTGTTGTTAGTACCCTCTGCCTGAGTAGTTCCTGTAGTAGCAGTATTAATCGTACCGTTTAAATCTCCACTAAATGTAGTGGCATTAGCCGTAGTGAATGTTCCTGCTGCTGCACTATTAGCACCAATAATAGTACCATCAATAGCACCACCATCAATGTTTACATTTGTTGAATCTTGTGTGGCAATTGTACCAAGACCCAATGTAGTTCTTTGAGCACTTGCATCGGCATCATCAAGAAGTGCTTTACCTGCTGCAGTAAGATCATAAGTAGCTGCCGTACCAGAACCAGTAAATTGAATACCTTTATCTGCTGCAGATGTAAGTCCTGCAAGTGCTTGCAGTTCTGCATCTAGTCTTGCATTAGCTACAGTACCAGTAAGCTGACTTGCATCAATACTTTTATTAGTAAGAGTTTGTGTTCCTGTAAGTGTAGCTACGGTAGAGTCAATAGCAACGGTAAGAGTATTTAAAGATCCACTTGTATCAATACCAGTTCCACCAGCAATAGTAAGTGTTTCACTATCTAAGTCAATGCTTAGTGCTCCACCACTGTCACCTTGAAAGTCTAAGTCCTGTGCAGTAACTTGAGCATCTACGTATGCTTTAATTGATTGCTGTGTAGCCAGATGAGATGCACTGTTAGAAACCATGTCATCTTCATCTTTAATGGACGTACCACTTATTGTACCATTCAGTACAGCACTTGTCAATGTTTTATTTGTTAGTGTATCTGTAGTAGCACGACCTACTAAAGTATCTGTACTGGTAGGTAGTGTAAGTGTACCAGTATTACTAATAGTACTAATGATAGGAGCAGTAAGCGTTTTATTTGTTAGTGTATCTGTTGTTGCTCTACCAACAAGTGTATCAGTACTTGTAGGCAGTGTCAAGGTGCCTGTGTTACTGATTGATGAAATAATAGGAGTTGTAAGAGTTTTGTTTGTAAGTGTTTGAGATCCAGTAAGAGTAGTTACAGTGCTATCAATAGCAAAAGTAACAGTATTACCAGAACCAGAGGTATCAATACCCGTACCACCAGTAAATGTCATAGTCTCACTGTCTAGGTCAATACTAAGAGCACCGCCTGTGTCAGCTTGAAAGTCTAAATCTTGAGCAGTTACTTGAGAGTCAACATATGCTTTGATAGATTGTTGTGTTGCCAATGCAGTTGCACTGTCAGAAGTCATTGTATCTTCGTCAAGAATAGCAGTAACAGTAGCACCACTAGCAAGAGCTAAACTTGTATTGGCAGTAATTGTAGTACCAGTAATTGCAGCAGCCGTAGTTCCACCAATAACAGCACTATCTATTGTACCACCATTAATATCTGCAGTATCTGCTACAAGACTATCAATGTTAGCTGTACCATCAATGTATAAATTTTTAAACTCTTTACCGCTTGAACCTAAGTCAATGTCGTTGTCTGTGGTAGGTTCAATAACACCATCTTTAACTAAAAACTGTTGAGTAGATACACTAGATACGTCAATGCTAAATTCTACTTGGTTGCTAGTATCATTAACTACAACTTTGTTTAATGGAGTAGTAACACCTGCATCACCAATAAGACCAATTACTGGACCTTCTGCTGCAGTCCCATCATGTGCGTGTCCAGTGCTATTATTAAAAGCAGCAAGAAGTTGGTCAAACTCGTCATTAGAGTCTGCTGCCTGTATAATATCACCGTCTGTGTATGTAGACTGTCTTGTATAACCTGCCATTTACCTTCTTGCTCCTACATCAAATTCTAGCTGAAAACCTTTAAGTGAGTATGGTGCTGATTCCGCATTATCCACAACACGAAGTGCTACAGCAAAACCTGATCCTTCTACTGGTTGCCTTACAAGTGGGTTTGTCTGACCACCATAAGTAGCTGTTCCATATAATGAAGTTCCATAAATAGCTACTACCTTCGTTGAATCAAAAGGATAAGCTGCTGGTCTTGGTACATTAGGATCTTCATAATCATACCGCAAAAACAAATCAGAGTTTACAAGACCTGTTGGTGAATAGTTAATAATAACTCTTTGAAAGTTTTTACGTATACCTGCATCACCTGCTGTAAGATCTGGACTACGATAACGACCTATAATATTTGTACCGTCAAACTTGTTAGTTTTTTCTTGTCTATACACATAGCCATCATAACCACCATGTAATATAAACGTATCACCCTGAACACTTATTGAATCTGTACAAGCTGGCTGAATACCTTTTAGTTTAGCAAACTCATATCCCTGAGCTTTTCTTACTGCAATAACTCCAATTGTTGTAGATTCAAGTTGACTATTTGGTTTAGAAAAGAAAATGCGATACTGTGTTTTATCTGGAATAACTACACTGTTAAAGTCGTCAACATCAGTTTCACCTTCAAATAATTCTTGTATAGGTTTACTAATAGTACCAAGTTCTACGTCATTAATTTTAGCTGTACCTGCAACTGTACGTAAACCATCACGACCAAGAAATATTATTTCACCTGCAAGTTCTTGTACAGTAAAGCCGTTAAGACATCCAATGTCTCTAGTTACTGGTTGCAATACAAAGTCTGCAATAGTATTTCCTACAAGTTTGTATATACGTTCTTCTGCAAAGATAAACAGTTCATCACGAAATGGAAACAATGCTGTAACTTTACTGTCAACTCGTATTGAACCTGAACCATTAGCCGGACTAAAATCATTATCGGTATACGGTGCAGTAAAAACTATCTCTTCTGGTGAGGCTGACATACCAGCAAAAAATAAAGCATTTTTAAAATGTTTTACAAACTTAGGATTAGCTGGTGCACCTGTAGCATTAAGATCTGTTACTGTTGTACCATCATACTTAGTAGCATTGTTAGCACCATCTGCCCATACTATAAACTCTGTACCAGACAGATTATATTTATCAAATGTGTAACGTATAGCACCAGTTCTACCACTATCTATACTTGTCCAAGATCCACTACCACTTGCAGCTTCATATACACTTGTACCTCTAGCAGCTATTACTTTATTATTTCCAACAAAGTATGCAGACATTAACACTGGCTCTGTAGAACTAGCGGTCTGGGGAACTATATTAGTATTCCACTTTTCAAAACCATTAATACGTCTATATCCACCACTAACGTCAGGCTCAAAGTTTTCTAACTCCAATGCCATTCCTGGTTCCATAGCAAAAGTAGAACGGTCAAGAACTAAACCACCTTGCAAAGGAAATGTAAATGGATTAAGACCAGACTCATCTGCCATGTTTTATCCTGCAAAAGATCCTATTGGATTTCTATAAATGACTGTAGAACGAATGTAGTCTGCCCTGTTAGACAAAAGGCTTTGCATACTTTTAATACCTTCTAAAAGTCTTTCGAAATTTAATTGGTATTGAGTAGACTCGCCTCTATATTGATAACCAAAAGCAGTTGCTCCATCTACAATTACTTGCCTGTATTGTTCAGGTATTGTAGGTACATCTGTAGCACTGCTAAGGGCTGTTGTGTATACATAATATTCATATTTTAATGAATAAGCTTTGTCTGGATAAGGATACAAACCAAAATTATTATCTGGTGTTCTAAATACGTGAGTAGGTACACCACCTACATCTGATCTATCTTCTTGTTCAATAAATCTATTTAAATAATCTTTATAATCTAAAACAGTTAAAGACCTACCTTGAGCACCCAAACTAGAGTCTTCTACAATTCTAAATGTATCATAGTCTACATGTTTAGCTGTAGCAGGAATTGTATAACGTGCAGTTCCAGCTACTAAAGTTTCTGTCTGTGTAGAATGATTATAAGGCCAACTATATTCACGAGTGTTGATATAGTTAATAGCATCATTTACCGCATTCTTACATTGTGTTTGAAATCCACGAGAAGACGTAAAGCCAGCTTCAGTTAAAGCTACCTCATTAAATCTAGCTAAGACTTCGTTTGTAAGACCTAAGTAATTATATGCCATTTTTACCTCTTCAGGGTAGTAAAGGGGCCACCCTAAAGCAGCCCCTCTAAGTTTTTAGTTATACGAGGTCACGAGAAACCTCAGCAGCACCTTTGTCGGAACCGATAGAATCAACATCCATCAGCATTGCCCAAACACGTACTTTACCTGCTGTAGAAACAGTTGTCGCAGCTTGAATTAGAACATCAATAGTGTCTGATGTTGTAACCAAGATAGGACATGCAGTGTTTGCCAATGTTGCATAGTCACCTGCAGAAGCAGAATCAAATGCAAAACCGTCAACAAATGCATCAACGTCACCACCTGTGATACCAAGGTCAAGAACCGTACCAGTACCACCTGAAGGTGTTGTTGTACATTCCATACCTGCAGCCATTACCATTGTGTTTGCACCAACAGTAATTGCTTGAATGATATCTGCGGCAGCTAGGGCAGAACCCTTAGCAGTTGCTGCTGCAGCCATGTCGATTTCTTTTTCGACCATGTATGGTTTGTTAGATGGATTACCACGTCCACCTGCTGCTTTAGAGAGAGTTGTTACAGTAGCCATAATTTATACCTCCCTTACGCTGCGTTATACTTGGCAGTAACGATTGCTTCTGGACGAAGAATCTTACGACCGTATAGGTGCATACCACGAACGATGTCAGCAAAGCTGTCAGGGTCACGATATGTTTCCGTTTTGTTGATTTGCTCTGCGGTTGCAACAGCAGAATCATGACCAGCAACAATAACACCATAGTCAGTGTTTTGGTTTGCAGAGCCAGTTGTACCTGGTCCTGTACCTACAGATGGCAAGTTGCTAGATGAGTACACACGGAAGCCGTGGAAGTTTGCAACAGTCAGACCATTGCGAAGTCCACCTGATTCACCGAAATCTGCGTTGAAGAAACGTGAGTCTTCGTCAGCAAGAAGTTCCATGAATACTGGGTCAACTACGAGCCAACGACCAGACTTGTCTACTTGTTGTTGGTCAAGCAAACGAGCCATACGAGCAACAACCATTGCTGGTGAAGCTGTAGCAGTTGGAAGAGCAGTTGCACCTGGCAAACGTGCTGCGAGTGGAATGGAGTGATCACCAGCAGAACCTGTAGTGATGTTTCCAAAGTCACCTTTTTTCAGTTTCATGCTTGAAAGCAATTCATCTGAACCAGCAGTTGAAACAGCTTTAGTACCATTTACGGTAGTGTTTACTGTGTCTGCTGCTGAGTGCAGTGTTGATTGTGCGTAACCAGACAGGTACCCAAGAACTTCTTGGTCATGCTGATCAGCCAAACGGTAAGCTGCACGATTGGTTGCAAGATCCATAAAGTTGACATGTGAGTGAGCTTCCTCGATGTCGTCGATTTTAAACGCAAAGTAGTTTGCTTTGTCGACTACAAGAGAAAAATCCTCATCGTCAAGATCTTGTGCTGAAATTTGAGTTCCACGAGCATAAGAGCTTACGGAAATTTCAGGTTCTTTGATGATTTTAACAGTGTCACCTTGAGCACTGATCTCACCAAAATAATCAGAGTTAGTGATGTCACCAACTACGGTACTCTTACGAAATGCAAGTTGTACCTTTTTAGAATAGATTACGGAACTAAAGTTACCGTTAGGTAAGTTACCGTAACCCGATGCTGAAGTAAAAGCCATGATAAAATCCTCCTGATATTTGGCTTCGGGTTACAAAGCTAAACACCGACAAGAGGCTGCTACATTTTCTAGGGTGCAGTTGCTACTCAGTTGGCCTACCAAGTAGCTTCTGGGCCTATACTTGAACAGGTAGTTCTTATTAGTTTAGACTTTAGTGAAAATGGGTTTATAACAAAAGGTAGTCAAAAGAGGCTTTTGTTGTATGACCCTAGTTATACTGATGATTTTTTATTTGTCAACAGTTATCTGGCAGAACCAGTTACGTCATAAACGAATTTACCGCTACGCATTGCAGCATTAATCTCGTTTGAACGTTCTTCAAATTCTTTGTCAGACATTTTTGCAACCTCTGACTCTCGAATCATTCCATTTGCATCAGCTAAATCTACTTCTGTTCTACTACGTTTAGTAACTGTTTTAGCTGCTGCTTTTGTTTTAGCTTTTTTAGCTTCATTTGTAAGACCCTTATCTGATTTATAAAGATCAATTACACGAATTACTGAAGCTGGATCATCAGAGTTTTCATAAAGAGCATCACGTACCCATTTAGGTTGTTCGTCTGCCCAATCATGAAATTCGTCTGAACCTCGTAGGTCATCAAAGTCTGAATGTGACTTACGTATTTCATTTTCAGCTTTTACTCGTTCAGCTTCTGCTTGAGCTTCATCTAGTTCTTTAATACGAGTATTAGCTCTTTCAAACATTTCTTGTGCTTTTTTAGCTGCAATTGTTTCTACAATACCAGCTACATCAGGATATTCTCTTGACCACTCCTCAATATCTTCATCTGACTTGGGGGGAATAATACCCATTCTTTCAGAACTTTTTTGGAGTGCTTCTAGTTTAGTTTCCCACTCCTTTTCTTTCTGTTGCATGTGACGTCTTAGATCACCATAACGTTTTTTAAAGCTTCTTTCTTCTGCAGATAACGTCTCTTCTTTAACTTCTGTATCGGTCTCTTTCGCTTCGACACTTTCTTTTTTTGGTTGCTGTTCTTCGTCTGGTTCAATTTCACCACGTTGTTCAGCTTCAAGACGCTTGATCTCCTCTTCTTCATCTTGCATACGTTGTTGACGTCTGGCGTAGTTTGATCCTCGTTCAACAAATCCTGCAGTTTTTGGTGTTTCAACTTCTGCTAGTTCAGGCATATTCCATCTCCTTTATGTTGGGGCCAGCTATTACACTGGGTAGCCTTATAGTTATTAGTATAGGATTATTTCTTTTTCTTTCTCATTAAACCGCCTTTATTAATTTGTGCATAAATATCGCCAGACTCTGCTTCTGCTATTTGTCTTGCTTGATTTTCTGCAACTTTATCTGCAGTTGGTTTTGGTCTAGGTTTTGGTCTTATTGTCTTAGGTCCAGGTTCATAAATTGGTGGTCCATCATCATCATCTGTACTAGTTTTTTTACCACCTAAAAATGTAGAATCTCCTGGTTTTGCTTTAGGGGTTGGTTTAGGGGTTGGTTTAGTTTCCATTTTAAATATGTCAGTTCTAATTTGGTTTCTTTTGCTTTGGATAAAATCCATTAAGTCAGAATCAAAATTAGGATCTTTTCTAAAATCTTTGCTTTTAATAGAATCAGGAACTGTAATACCAATACCTTCCAAAGCACTAATTACATTTCTTTCTCCACTGGCATTAAAGGTATTTTCAAAAAACTGATCTGCTTTTTCTAATCCAACAGTGCCTTTTACTGCTTTATCAATAGCTTTTTGAAGCATTTCGGCACCTTCTATATCTCCTGCAGCAGTTCTTAGTGCAACCTCTGCTCTTGCCTTAGCTAAGTTTGCACCTTGAACTCCATACTTAGCCGCTCCACCACCAAGTATGCCTAAAGGAGTTGCAGATGCCATAAAACCAGCTATACCAGCTCCAATTTTAGCTCCTGTGCCAAAATATCTGTTTACAGAGTCTTCAGCACTGGAAGTAATACCTTTATACCAAGGCTCTGGAGTAGGTGCCTCTGGTCTACGATCTCCACCAGTATCTGTAACAATAGGAGTAGTTACAGGAGCTGGCTCACACATCTTAGTTTCTGGATTATAAACCATACCTCTAGCTGCACAAGTTTCTGGAGTCTCTCCTGTTTCAGGTACAGTAGGAGTTATACTTCCTGGACCTGTAGATTCCCAGCTAAAGCCAGTTCCAATATTTGGAATTACTGCTCCACCTACAGCCATACCTTGAGGTTGTTGATACATCATGTTTTGCTGAAGATAAGGATCTGGTTGTTGTTGCGGCTGAACCATACCACCTTGCATCATAGTCTGTATTTCCATCATTTCAGCTTCAGAAAGATCATCGTCAACAGGTTCACCACCTATTCTACCATTTCTTTCCATTTCTTGTAGGCCTATTTTTGCATCTGCCCTAAGATCTTCAAAGAATTTTACACCATAGTATTGAACAACATCAGCAGGAACAACATACTCACCTTCAGACAATCGGGCAGGAATATCATCTCGAACTTCTTTAGCCATAGAACCAGGAGGTACTTCATTACCTGATACAGGGTCTACATTCATACCGTCATCTCTTAGCCCACCTTCTCTCATAAAGGCCATTTCCATTTGTCTGTTCATATCTACTGTGCCTCCTTCGGCATAATTTGGTTTTGTAGGGCCAAAAAGATCAAAACCTTGAAGATCTTTATCTATACCTTTTGCATATCTTGCAAAATTAATTCCCCCCGTTGCATACCTTAAAATTTCTTCATCTGTCATAGGTCCAAGTTTTAGCTTAAAATCTTCTACTTTTTTACCCATAAGACTTTTAGGCTCATCAGACTGAAACTCTTTTAAAGTTTCTATCTTACGTTCTCTAGCTAAGTTAGAGGTTACTCTAGGTTTAGGGACACTTCCTACCGTAGCAATTTCTGCTGCACGTCTTCCAACAACTCTAGCTTCTACTTCTGAAACAGTTTTCATATAAGTTTTAAAAAGCTCTGACTCTAACTCTCTCATTTTACGAGCTATCTTTTTAGCTACGGCAACATCACCAAAAACTTCACCTGGATTTGGAACTTGACCTGGTAATATAGCGCCTGTAGAAGTTTTGTCTAATGCTCCTGTACCTCTTTGTTTTTCAAATATGTCTAGTATTTCATCTCGTAACTTTACAAAATTTTTATTTTTCTCTAACATATCTTTTTGGATTTTGTAACTAGGATATTCTTTTGTACCTACTCTACCAAAAAACACAGGATTTCCGCCCAGTTGTTTTAAACCTGCTATTTTATAATCTTGAAATTGAGCTGCGTGTTGCAGTTCGTGAAAAAATGTATTTCTAAATCCCTTCTTGTTAGGAGATGTTAAACTTTTATTATTTGGACTAAATACAATAGCACCATGAGTACCTACAGTATCATCAAAATGTGCTCCAGAACCAGTTTTTTTAGGATCAATATAAAAGGCTACATTTCTTAAATTGGGATATTCTTTAAAAAGTTCTGTATGAGTTGGAATTATATGTCCAACAGCTATAGGAGAATGTCTAGTAGATTCTTTTAAAGTTTGAAATCCATCGCTACTTTTTATTTCAACACGGCTATCATCTATTTCAAACTTAAAAGGGTTTTCTGGGATATCTCCAATATAATCACTAGACTTACCTGTTTGAAATCTACCTGTCATTTGCTCAATTTGAGCAGGACTATAACCTTTTTCTTCTAATTCTTTAGCTCTGTCATAATTACTGTCGTAGTAACCTGTAGCTCCTGGTCCAGCAATAATTTCAGATTCAGGTTTAGGTTTAGGTGCATCTAAAGCTTTAATTATTCTATCTGCACCAATATTGTTGGCTACTTTTCTAAGACCTGTTTTAGCTGCTGTGCCTAATCCAGGAATTAAACCAATTAATTCTGATCCACCAAGAAGAGCTATCTTACCGTAGTTAGGGTCATCTTTTTGTAGCTCTTCCTGTATTTCTTCTGCAGTCATAGCTGTACCGATTCCTGGCAAAGCTCCTAATACGTTTTCTACTACTTGCCCAGTTCCTTCTTTAGACCTTTCTAAATAAGCCTGACTGTGTCTACGCCTACGTCTACCTTCTGCATCTGTATTAAATGCTTCTTCAGTTTGTGCAGATAAGCCACCTTCGTATAAACCCCTAGTTCCTACAGGTTTTAAATTTGAAAACGACTTTCCAACCTTTTCCCAAAAGCTTAAAGTCTTCATTTTGGCTTTTGGTGGTTCTCCTTGTTCAGTAAGAATATCCTGAGCTGCATCCATAAGTCCAAGGATACCCTTATCAATCTTATCAAGGTATAAAGATTTCTTGCCTTTTTCTTTTCGTTTTAAATCTATATTTTGAAACTTTTTTATTTCTGCAACACGTTTATTTCTTTTTTCTTCACCCCTATCTGCTATACTTACGGCTGGTCCTGAAGGATAACTTTGAACTGTATCTCTTATAGTGCTTTTAGGAAACTCTTTAAAGTCTTCTGGAAGCATGTCAGTATTAAATCTAGTATTTAAATCATCAAAAAATTCTATATAATATTCTTCTTTTAACTTTCCACTTTCAGTAAGCTCTAAAATTTTACCTGCATCTTCACCGTATTTTTTATCAAAAGCTTCAGGATTTTCATTGCGTCTTTTCTTTAAAATATCAAAACCCATATGAGTAAATTCGTGAGAAATTACAGGAGAAAAAGAATAATTTGCTGTTGTAATAACTGAACCTTGCTGCGCTTTTTCAGCACCTTCATACCCCAGTTCTTTTAACTTTTTTATGGTTTTTGGTCCACCCCCTTGAAAAGCTAATCCTGTTTTTGGTTCTATTTGCTTAAAAACTTTATGAGCATCTGGATCATATCCAAGTCTGGCTATAGGATTCCAAGATAGTTGTTTATCTAAATCTGCTCGATACTCAAGGTCTCCAAATGTTTTCATTTGAAGTTGTTTTTTTTCTTTTTCTTTTTGTGCATCTAGCCTTGATTTAGGACGAAGCATTTCTTCTGTTTGATCTTTAATTGGTCTAGATCTGGGTCTTAAGCTACTAACCATTGACTTTTTCTCTTAATCTTAACAAAGAACGTAATGCACGTATTTCTCCTTGAAGCCTGTACATCTCGTCAAGTTCACGAGACTGCTCAAGGGATACATGAGTAAAAGCAATCCGTTCAGCAATTTCTTCGATAAATGGACTGTACAATTCAGGATTGTTGACAAAAGGTTTAAGTGTATTATTCACAACAAGTTTCATTTACTGTATCGGTTGTTCGCCAGTATTGCCTGAGAAGCCCTGTTCTCCTGGCTGAGGCGCTGTTCCTGTTCCTATGGTACCTCCCCCACTACCTTGGGTATCCTGTACCTGTACGCCAGCAGGAGCGCCCTGTGAAACACCTTGCTGTGGAACGCCTGGTTCAGGCTGTGGTGGTGGATTAGCTTCTTGGAACTTTTTAAGAATCTCAGCCTGTACTGCAGCCTGTGTCATGTTATTGCCAACTTTATCAGGATCAAGATCCATAGACTTAGCAATCTCACGTACAATATAATCCATACGTGCAAATGGTGCCAGTGCTGGATTTTGTACAACTTGCAAGAACTGCATCAAGCGTTGACTACGTACTTCATTAGCCATCAAGCTTTCTGTACCACGAGCTTTAACTTCTAGATCTCCTTTAATTTCTTTATCAAAGTCAAACTGCATATTAAAGTTAAAGAATGCTTTACCAAGCGGAGCAAGCAGATAGTCATCTATGTTTTTAACTACGTTCCGTATACTACCGTTGGCAGCAGACATAAGCATAGAAATACCAGAAGCGGTACGACCCACACCAGATACTCCCGTTTGACCATGAGCAAACGAAGGAAAACCAGTAGACTCATCAGCTAACACCCTTGCTTTGTCAAACATCTGCATATTTTCGTTTGATACGTTTGGAAACTTAGTGCCAAAAATAGCCTGTCCTGGTGCTCCACCCTGACGCCTAAAGACTTTTCCAGGATATACAGACAAATCCTGACCAGGAACTAAGTTAGTTTCATCTACTTCAATAAGCAAATTACCTGACAGTGCAGCATTATCTACAGCCATACGCATAAACCCATTCATAAGAGTTTGCGTATCGTCCATATTTTCTGCAATACCTACTCCAAAAATACTGTAAGGATTCATTTCATAAGGAGCCGCAAAGTATGGAATATAAGCAGGAGTAAATGGATTCATTACCAATCGCAACACCTGACCGTTACAAATCCAAACATTTACACTTAATTGTTCAGCATCTCTGAGGTCTTTTGGAATATCAATATCCTGTTGTTCAAGAATTTCTGTATCTACAAAACCCCAAAACTCTAAAACTTCAAAACGTTCTGATTTAGACTCCTGAGAGTCATCTTCCATAACTTGCTCCCACCATTCCTTTGTGTAAGATTCACCAAGGCGCAGTGCATTGTCAATTGCATTTTGACGGAAGTAAGGACGATTTTTTAATGCACGTAATTGTGATCTAGACATTTTGTGTCTTTCAATTACATACTCTGCTTCTTCCATTGTAGCAGCATCTGGATCAGGATAAAAATTCCAGATAGAAACAGAAGTAGTTTGAGGAATAGTTTTAAAAACAGGAGAATAATTACCTTCTTCATCCCAGTTTGCATATTCTTTATCTACTGCAAATGGACCTTTCATAATACCAGTACCAAACAAAGCAGACTCAAATGCAGCGGCACGTAAATGTTTTTTTGCATGAGATTCTTCTAACTGGTCATGTATTTTCTTTTCCATCTTTTTAGCTGCAACTTCTGCAGGAAAAAACTGAGGAGAGGTAGGAGTTTTAGCATACCCAGGTTTTACTTTATCAATTACTGGCGAAAGAGTTTTTTCTAAACCTGCCAAACGTTCTCTAAACTCTTGATAAGTTTCACCAGGAAGTAAATCAGGCATAGACTCATTAGCTTTTACTTGTTCTGGATTAGTTTCAAAGTTTACAACTTCCTCTACGTTGTCTGGAAGTCTGGTTGGATCAATACTAATAGGAAATTTGTTTCCACCAAAAAGAACATCTGCAATTTGTCCGTATGCAGCAAGAACTTTTGTCTTTGTAACTTTTACAAAAACTTGAGATTTTTCTGTAGAAGTAAATTGTACATCAGGCCCATAAATGCCTCGGTAGTTTCTATAAGCTTGTATCCAACGTTGTTCTTCTGTTTCTCTGGCTGTTTCAGCTTTTGAGTATTTTTCTTCTACAAAAGAAATAATTTGACCAGCTTTTGGATCAGAATATTCTTTTGGTTTTACATCATCAATAGAGGAACTTTCCACTCTATCCATGATCATTTCTTCAAAGTCTTCTTCCATGTTTTACCCTTAATAGCCAAATCTTGAGTCGGCAGCTTGAAACCCTGTCTTTAAATTAGAGACATCAAAGTCAAATAAATTACTTCTTGGTCTTGTCATTATACCGTATCTTAAAGCATCATACAAGTGGTCTTCTGCATTTGTATCTACATCTTCTGGATTATTTTTATCCAAAGGTATGGCAGGTAGCTGAGAAATGGTATGCTTACAAGTGTTAAAAAATACGAGTCTTGGCTCCTCAGTAAACTCATCAACTTGGAGTCTTCTATGAATTTCATTTTTACCCGCAACACGAGATCCCCTTGATCTATCTGATGGTCTCCATCTGCACCCTTTTATAATCATTTGTTCGGCTAGACTAGGACCAGTATCACCACGATTATGCCATAATGAGGAGTCTAAAACTCCATATCGCATTTTTTCTCCATCTTCTATATCTAAAATCATATCTGCAAGGTTGTCTGCAGTAATTTTAGAAACATACAACTCTCTGTAAACTACGAGTTGCTCTGCTGGAGTTACGGTAAACCAAAGAACTCCTGTATGAGAACCATATCCATAGTCACAAGCTCTAAACTTTACCCAACTGTTTGGTATGTCATAAGGTTCTACAACGTGTATATTACGATTAAATTCAGGAAACGCTGCACCCTCATTTATATCCCAATCACCTTCTAGCAGTTGCCTTCTTTGATGCTCTGGCAACGACAAAAGGTTGGCTTCATACATACCATCTTCTGCCAGATAGGGATTATCAAAGAGGGTGGCTGGAATAAATTTACGTTTGAACAGAGGCTCACCCTCTCTACTATGACCTTTCGGCCAAGTAATAACATTACCACTTTCTATATCTGTAGCCCAAAAAGACTTATTGTGAACTCCAGGATCAATAAAGGTTTTTTTAACCCAACTATGACCTGGCCCTCCTGGGTTTGATGTAGCTCTCATGTACAAAGGTAAGCCACTAGCTTTTGTACTACGCAGACGTGACCTCATATAGTTCCAAGGATAAGGAGTAGGCCATTGAGTAAGTTCGTCAAATCCAATCCAGTTAAATGCCTGACCTTGGTAACGCATTACGTCATCATCACGGTCTAGGTATGACATCCAGAGAGTTGCTCCACTAGGTGCTACCCAAGTTTTGTCTCTCTCCATAAACTTAATTCCAGGAATTGCTTTGGGGTACAACTCTTTTGATACTGAAATAAGTTCTCTTAATTCTTCTGTGCTTCTACGTACAAGCAGCATACGTGCCTGAGGGTTATTTAAGTAACGTACTGGGTCAGCAACCATTGCGTAGGATTTACCACCACCAGCACTACCTCCGTACAACACTTCTTGTTCTGTGGCAGAAAGAAAATCTGTTTGAGGTCCAGCGTTAGGTTGAAAGATTATTTCTCGTACAGCTTTTTCTACATCAATTGATGGGGGCAATGGCTGCGCCGATACTACCTCTTCTGATTTTTTCTTCGAGCTTTTCCGCCTTCTCGAGAGCCTTTTTGTATCGCTCGGCAAGGTAGCGTTGGTTTGAAGCTTCTCTCTTGTACTTTTCTTCAAGTTTAACTCTCTTGTATAATCCTACATGTGACATATACCTACCTGATTCGTTACTTAACCAGTTTGCTACATCTCTGTAACTGTATTGTTTAAGAAACTTTTTAGCTTGTTCATAAAGTTCAAGCTCATCCTGTATAGGTAAAAGAATCTCAGGATCATTAGGATCTTCTTCGTATCCAAAAGGAATTGTTCTGCCCACTCTAACTAAAGGGTACCAGACTTTATTTCCATCTACTTTTTCTGGAGCAGGAAGTCTCCAAGTTTTATGTGTCTTCATTTTCTTTTGGGGGTAAAATAAACAAAGGACTGTCTGACTTTACCTCAACTTTTTCTGTCTTAGCAAATCCAGCTCTGTCCAAAAAGTCTTTAGCAGCAGCCATCTTTTCTTTATTTCCCAAGTCTGTAGGATTTTGAAGTATTTCCATCATAGACCAAGCTGCCTGTGGTCCACGAGTTGCAATAAACTTTTTAGTAAGTTCTGCAACCTCATCAATCAGACTGTTCATAACGGTTGTTGAAGATGTACCCTCAGCATATCCAGCAAGCTTAATAGCTTTAACTGGATTGCCTTGGGCTTCTTCAAACAAGACATCTAAAAACTTTTGCTGTTTTTCAGTAAGGTTTCTTGCCATTTACTTATTCTTTTTCTTTTCTGCAGCACGTATTTTAGCACGTTCTACTGCAGTTAAAGGTCCAAACTTTTCCAAAGCTTTTTTAGCTGCAGCATTTCCAGGGTTTTCAACAGCTTTTCTCAAGGCCTCTTCTCTACGTGCACTAGCTGATGGTTTAATAGCTTTTTTAGTATCTTTTACAAGCTGATCAACAGGGCTTCTAGAAGGAGCAAACATTTTTGGAGAGTCCAACATAGAAGTTCTTACTTTTGGTTGAGATGCAGTTTTAACGGTTTTTGACTCTGGACGAGCTTTGGGGCGAAGAGAAGTCGACAAAGGTTTGCTAAGGTCTGACGCATAAACAGCAGCCATAACCTTTCCGCTTTTGTCCGTATAGTACAAAGCTCCTGCTTTTTTAGCTGCAGCAATACTTTTGTATTTACTTGCTTTAGCTTTTTCTGCAGAAACAGAAGAACCCTTTGCTTTAATTTGGGCATTAAGATATTCACGTAAAGTAGCCATTATTTTTTACCTCGTTTTTGTGTTCCTGGATTTGATGCACCGCATTTAGCCATACCACCGTGTGCATATCCCATACGTTTTTTAGCCATTCCGCCACCATACATATATCCCATTTTATTACGGACATCTTGTGGCAATTTACCTAAACCTTTATTTCCTTCAGGTACAGGTTGTAATCCACCTGCTGCATAACCTTTTTTCTTTTTCATGTGATAACCTTTTCCTCCGCAATGGCTACAACCTTTACCTTTACATTTTGGACATTGAACTTTATTCATTTTGTTAGACCCTTTATCTACGCCTTTAATTTTACCTTTATTTTTTGATGCATAAAATACTTCTTTTCCCTTTTTAGATCCATATTTGTCTTTCATGGACTTCATAATTTTTTGACCTTTTTCAGTAAGGGGCATTTTAAAATTCCTATGCTACAACAAAATCTACAATTTGTCCTTGTGGTACTTTATTCTGATTGTGTGGATGATAAGCATAAATACTTTCATTTTTAAACTGTTCTGCTCTTTTACCTACAGCCTTATAAGACTCTTCTATTACTCTTTGCTTTTCAGTAGGTACCTTATCAAAAGGCATCTGTGGTAACGGAAGATAATCTAAAAGACCCAGACTTACATTCATTTCTTTTTCCTTACCACTCCACCTTTAGCGGCTCTAAAGGGTTTCGTCTTTTTTGCAATGCTTTTAGGTTGAGCCACAAACTGCTTACCTGCCTTCGTGCCTTGTCGTTTAGCTCTGGTTGTAGCGGCATACTCACTGCTGCTA